AATGCAGATGGTCTTTATTTTAGGACATCCAAGACTGCTGGGTTAGCTGGTTCTTATGCTTGGGATACAAGAATGTTTATAAAGGCAGATGGTAAAGTCGGCATCGGGACAACGGCTCCAAGTTCAAAACTTCATATATTACAAGTATCAGCTAGTACTGCTTGTAGAAGTATTATTTATGAAGGTATTCGTGTTCAAAATACAACAGGAACTGCTGGTAACGCTTTTATGGGTGCAAATGCTGTTGGTTATGCTGAATTTGGTGTTAACTCACATGCTACTGGTGATGGTAATAGAAGTGTAGCTTGGGTTACGGACTCAAGTCATCAATTTTGGCTTGATGGATATGGTAATGGTACTGAACATTTTAGAATTGCATCTAATGGTGATTTAACTGGTACAGATACAGCTATCGGTAGTATATCAGATGAAAGAACTAAACAGAACGTACAGACTTATTCAGGTAGTCTGAGTATTATAAATACTTTAAGACCTGTAACTTATGAGTGGAAAAGTGATAGAAAAAATAGTGGTAGACATAGAGGATTTATAGCTCAAGAGGTTACTTCAAGTGATGTTTTTTGGGTAGCAACATCGTCAGTAGCCCCTGGTCAAGCTGATTGGGAATATTTAGAAGGTACAGATTCTATGGATATTGCTGACCCTACCGGTTCACGAACTGCTTTGGTATCAAAATTAACAGCTAAAGATACAATGTATGTATCAGCTATACAAGAGTTAACACAAGCCGTCAGAGATTTAAGAGCACAAATAACAGGAAGTACAGATATCAATCAATTAAAAGCATTGGTATCAGGAAGTACTTTCGTATAATGAAAATATTTATATTAAATAAAGGGATACAATGAGATTACATACACCACGAATAACAGGTTCATTAGCAGTATCGTCTTCAATATTGACGATTGATACTCTTGGCTCAGTTAGTGGTTCAAATACATCAACAGGTTCATTTGGTTCAGTATATGGATTAAACTTAAATGATGCTGGGATGTCAATAACTTCAGTCTCATCAGTAAGTTCATCAATTGCAACGAGATTTGATTCACGTGAAGGTGATATGACTCTTGCAACAGCTAGTATCGCGGCAATTACAGCAAGTATTAGTAGACTAAATACTGAGATTAGTACCGATGATACTGATATGAATTTGGCAACAGCAAGTATCGCAGCAATTACATCAAGTGTTAGTAGAATTGACTCAGAAATCGATACAAATTCAGCTAATATGACTCTTGCAACTGCAAGTATTGCAGCAATCACATCGAGTATTAGTACAATTAATGATAATATGACTCTAGCAACTGCTAGTATCGCAGCAATCACATCGAGTATTGCGGATAATTTAGACCAAGCTGTTAAAACAGATTCAGATGTTACATTTGGAACAGTTTCGAGTGGCGATATTACTTCAACAGGTACGATAACTGCCGTAGAAGTTCACACAACATTTGTATCATCATCTATTGCAGTAATTTCAGGTTCAAACATATTTGGTGATGCTAAAAGTGACTTACATCAATTTACTGGTTCAGTAGACGTTAGTGGTTCATTTACTCTCCGTGCTGGTGATATGACCGTTAGTGATACCCTTACTGCAACAAATATAGGAGCATTTACTGCGGCTGGTGCAATAGATTTTGGTGACCAAAATATGACCAACGTAGATATTGATAGTGGTGATATTACAGGAGTAACCTTCGGTACAGCAGCAAGTACAACAATTAGTGGTTCAACGACAGCCGTATCAAGTTCTATTGCTACAAGATTTGATTCACGTGAAACAGATATGACATTAGCTACAGCGAGTATCGCAGCAATAACATCGAGTATTGGTGGTATCGTTGGAGGTCATGCTCTTTTAATAAGTGGTTCAGTATTTTCAACTGGTTCGTTTGGACAATTAAAAACTGGTGACTTAGAATTAGAAAATGAAAGAGGACATTGGGCAATAATTGAAGAAGAAGAATATTTATCTATAACTAATGTTAAAACTAACAAAAAATATAAATTCGTTTTAGAGGAGATTGAATAATGGCTTATACAGTAACTAATAACCCTTGGAGTTCACAATATAATGTCGGCATCGGGACAGATGCTCCTACTGGAAAATTATTTGTAGTTTCTGCTTCTCTTGGTACAATTTATATGTTAGAAGGGGCTGTTGGAGGAGCACCTGGAGCTGGTACAGGGATGTTAAATGTTACTACTAATCAAGGTGGTGGAAAATGGGCAACTCAAATGAGAGCTGATTCCGGTACTGCTAATGGATTATTTGTAAGAGCAGGAGCTGATAGTAGTTATTATACAACATATATGACTGGATATGATGAAAATAATGTTCATATGGTTGTTCGAGGAGATGGCAATGTCGGCATCGGGACAGCGAGTCCAGATAGAACATTACACATTTATAATTCCTCTCAAGCTGAGATTAAATTAAATACGTCTGGAGCTTCAGATGGCGGTCTGATTTATTATAATGATTCTGAAACCCAGTTTCTTATGCGAGCACAGGAAACTGATGGTAATATTACGTTTCAAACAGGTGGAACAACTGAACGTATGCGAATTACTTCAGCTGGCAATATCGGCATCGGGACAACGAATCCAGGAAGAAGGTTGACTGTTTTTGAAACTGCTACCAATGTTGGGGCTGCAAGATTTTATGCTAGCAATGCGAGTTATACTGATACTGTAGTTGATATTGGAACAGAGGCCGAAAGTAGTAGTACAGGTTTGTTAAATATACGATATGGGAGTGGGATGCCTAATACAGCTTTTAGGGTTAATGCAGACGGCAATGTCGGCATCGGGACAACGGCTCCAGCCGCATCTTTACAAATAGAATCAGGGTCGGCTACACAAGTAAAGATAGTTAATACAGGAACGGCATCTGGAAGATTTATGGTAGGAAATGATACTCATTTATGGATTTCTACTGATGGTGCAAATAGAGATATAAATTTTGCAACTAATACTGGAACAGGTTTATCAAATGAAAGAATGACTGTTACTGATGATGGTGTCGGCATCGGGACAACCAGTCCTGGATATAAACTTGAAGTTAATGGAACATTCTATTCTGCTGGTTCATCAGCAACATATAAAGAAAATATAAAGGATTTAGAAGTAGATTCATCTTTAATTCATAGTTTAAGAGCAGTCAGTTATGATTATAAAAAGGAATATAAAGATTTTGGGTATAATGTAAAAGATGGTAAACAAATGGGATTAATAAGTGAAGAAGTGGCAGAAACAATACCAGAATTAGCAATTATGAAAGATGGTAGGCCAAAGAATGTAGATTATCAGAAATTGGCGGTAGTATTACTTGCAGAAGTTCAAAATCTTAAAAAAGATATAGAAGAGTTAAAAAGTTAATATTTATATTAAATAAAGAGATATTTATTTAGTTAATATTTATTAATATAAGAATGGAGAATCTAAATGGCTTTTAGAGTAGTCAAACAATTAATGCCAGCACCCACATCGAGTGTTGATAGAGACGGTAATAGTTTTGATGACCCTTGGTGGGTTGAAAGAAATACTATATGGGTTTCTAAGCTTAGTGGAAGTAGCGACCAATTATGGGAGTATAGTGGTAGTGATGCACAAGTAGACGCTACTACAAAGATGAATGCATTAACTGGTTCTGACGGTTCAGGTCGTTTATATAAAGTTATAGAAGTATAAAAAAAAGTTTATTTTAAAATATTAGGTTATATTTATTATAACAATAAAACTATAAAAAATAGGAGACTATAGTTATGGCTGAAGACAAAAAAGAAATGAAATTCACAGACGATGAATTAGAATCATTACAAACGTTACAAACAAATTATCAAGAAAAACAAGCGGTATTAGGACAATTAGCTGTTCAAACGATTTTACAAAATCAAAGAACTGAAGCTCTTCAACTTCGTACACAAGAAGTTGAACAAGAATATCAAACAGTTCAACAAGAAGAACGTGATTTAGTTGCAAAATTGAATGAAAAGTATGGGCCTGGTCAACTTGACCCTACAACAGGTGTATTTACACCGACTACTTAACATTTTTATTTAAAAAACAGTCTTAAATCTTTACTTTGGAAGAGTTACCTTATACTTATAATAGTATAGTAAGTTTGCTTTTACATATAAAAATATAAGATTTTAGGAGAAATAATATGGCAGAACGAATAGTCTCACCTGGTGTTTTTACACGAGAAAGAGATTTATCATTTTTACCTCAAGCAATAGGTGAAATTGGTGCAGCAATCATTGGTCCAACTAAGAAAGGACCAGCGTTCACTCCAACACAAATAACTTCATTTCAAGAATTTGAAGAAATATTTGGAGGAACAGACACAAAATTTTACGTACCACACACAGCAGAACAATATCTGAGAAGTGCTGGGGTAGTAACAATAGTAAGAGTTTTAGGATTAAACGGATATCAAGCTGATACTATTAACCTTGTAGCATACGGAGGAAATCTTGTACACGCAACACCAGCTACAACTTCATTAGCAATATTAGCACCTTCACGAGGAGCAACAAATGGTACTGGTGATTTAACCGCAACTAACGTAACCGTAGGTGGAACTTGGAGTGAGTTTGTATTAAATGTTACTGGTAGTGATGTAGCAAATGAAGCATATACCTTATCATTTAGTACAAGTAGCGCTACTTTTGTAGATAAAGTTATCAGTTCAGATGCGCAATCTGAAAAAGCTGGTACTTCAGATTCATCTGTTTATGTTTACAAAGTATTTAAAGAAGCATCACACGCAATATTTGATGGTGCAAATATTACTGGAACAGTCGCAACAGCTTCTGTTATATTTACCTCAAACGGACTTGATTTTACAGGTGGTGTAAATACTGTAAACGGAAAAGGACAAGATGATACATTAAGTACTTGGACAGGAAATAAAGCATTTCAATCAGCAAGAACACCATATCTACAATCACAATTAATCAATAGTACAAGATATGAGTTGTTCAGAGTTTATACTCGCTCACACGGTACAGATATGAACTCAAGCTATAAGATTAATATTTTAAATGTTAAAGATGCTGATGATGTAGCAGGTTCAGATTACGGTACATTCTCAGTACAAGTAAGAGTACATAATCCAAATGAAACTGATGATGATAATATAGTAGAACAGTTTGATACATTAACACTTGACCCAACATCAAGAAACTATTTTGCTAAGAAAATTGGTGATAGATATGTTGTATCAGATTCAAACGGTAAATTAACATATTATGGTGATTATCCAAACTTGAGTAAACACATTCGAGTAGGTGATTATGGTAGAATGGAAGAAGACGGAATATTTAAATATCCAAAGAATGTTGTTCCAATGGGACACTCGTCAGTATATAATACTGTTCCTGGTACTACAAATATACCTTCAGCATCATTTAATACTTTACAAGTTGATAGTAACGGTAACTTTAGTGAAACTTTATATTATGGATTTGATTTTAGTAGCGTTGATAATAGACAATACTTAGGTTCAATTCCAAACGCAGGTTCAGCTGGTAATAATATAACAATGTCTCTTGAAGATTTTTATGGTCACACAGATGCAAGTACATTAGGTAGTACATATTCAGACGGAACTGAAAAAATCACTCTAGCATTATCACATATCTCACAGAGAAGGTTTACAGTACCAATGCAATGGGGATTTGATGGAGTTAACCCGGGAACACCTGTTCATACAGGAGCAAATATAGCTTCTGATGGAACAAACACTCAAGGATTTGACTTATCAACTTCAACAGCAAACGGAACAGTTGAATATAAACGAGCAATTAATACTGTTAGTAACCCTGATGAATTTGATATTAATTTGTTAGCAATTCCGGGTGTTATTCACGGATTACACTCTGCAGTAACAAATCATGCAATATCAAAGATAGAATCTCGAGCAGACGCACTCTATATAATGGATGCGACAGCACAAGGAGATAGTATTGATACTATGAAAACTGCAATCAAGACACTTGATACAAATTACGCAGCTACATATTATCCTTGGGTTAAGATTATAGACCCTGGTACAGACAGACCAATTTGGGTACCACCTTCAGTAGTGTTACCAGGTGTAATTGCTTACACAGACCAAGTAGCTCACGAATGGTTTGCACCAGCAGGTCTAAATCGTGGAGGTTTAACAACTGTAACAGAAGCAAAGACACGATTGACTCACGCAGAACGTGATGACTTGTATGAGAATAGAATCAATCCAATCGCTTCTTTCCCAGGTCAAGGTGTAGTAGTATTCGGACAGAAAACACTACAATCTAAACCATCGGCATTAGATAGAATCAATGTTCGTAGATTGTTAATTGCATTAAGAAAGTTTATTGCAAGTACTTCAAGATACTTGGTATTCGAACAAAATTCAGCAGCAACGAGAAATCGTTTCTTGAATGTTGTGAATCCGTATCTTAATCAAGTTCAACAAAACAGTGGTTTAAGTGCTTTCAGAGTAGTAATGGATGATTCTAACAACACACCAGATGTTGTTGATAGAAATCAGTTAGTAGGACAAATATTCATTCAACCTACAAGAACTGCAGAGTTCATTGTACTTGATTTCGTAGTACAACCTACAGGAGCTACATTCCCTGAATAAGTTTGACTTATAACAAACAGTAATGTATAATGAAAAGCCCCAATTACGGTTGGGGTTTTTCTTTTTTACTTAAAATTTCTTTAATTGATATTTATTTATGAGTACAAATAAAAGACTTTTAGGTCAATAGGAGAATAACGAATGGCTACTTTAGACCCTTCTGAAATAATGTTCACACCGTTTGAACCGAAAACAAAAAATCGGTTCATTATGTATATTGAAGGTGTACCAGCATATTTAATAAAAACAGCGAACAGACCACAAATTCAGTTCGAAGAAATAGTTTTAGACCATATTAATGTAAAACGTTACATTAAAGGTAAAGGTGCATGGCAGCCAATTGAGGTTACATTATATGACCCTGTAGTTCCTTCAGCAGCACAATCAGTTATGGAATGGGTACGTTTATCACACGAATCAGTAACAGGTCGTGACGGATATTCAGATTTTTATAAAAAAGATGTTACATTTAATATGTTAGGTCCAGTTGGTGATATAGTTGAAGAATGGAAATTAGTCGGTACCTATATCGAAACTGCAAACTTTGGTGATTTAGATTATGCATCAAGTGACCCTGCAGAAATTAGTTTAACACTAAAATATGATTACGCTATTTTACAATTTTGATTAAAGTATTACTTTAAGTGGTTATGAAAAAATATTGTAAATGTGGATGTGGGGATACTGTTAAAAATGAATGGTCAAAAGGACATTATTCCAGAGTCCATAACAATTGGGGACACAATCCAACGGCAATAGAAAATTCAGCTATATTAAAAAGTTTTGTAAAAGATGAAAATTCAGTAAAAAAAGTTGTGGATTATCATATTTATAGTAAAGTAAGTGGAGTTGTTTTGTGTAAAACTCATCATAAAGAACAACATCCAAGTTTAAACCTTTAACGGAGAATAAAAATGACTGAATGGATAGCAGCAAATTGGGAATATGTTTTAGTTGGTATTTACGCAATTGAAAAAATTGTG